ATCATGCGAATGGCTGAAATGTTCAGTCCACTTGCTAAGCCTATGCTTATCCCTCCACGTAATTGGCACGCTCTCCAAGATGGTGGTTATTATCTAAATGATTTAACACGTTGCCACCAATTAATCAGAAAGAGTAATGACGGGTTAATACAGGGGGAAATACCCTACGACTTTATTAACAAAATTCAACAAGTTTCTTACAAGCTAAACCCTTTTATAGTAAAGGTTGCGAAGGAACTAGAAGAAAGAGGAATTAGTGTAGGAAAGTTTAGACCTGTTATCCAACATGATATCCCTCCAAAGCCTCCAGAAGAGGCGAGCAAGGAGGTATGGAAGAGTTGGAAAAAAGAAGCAACGATAGCTAGAAACTTGCAGGCTGCTGAAGTACGTAAGTCCTGCCGAACTCGTATGACTATGGAAGTAGTACGAGAGTTTGAGAATGAGGTATTCTATATACCTTGGAGTTTTGACTATCGGGGTAGAGCATACCCAATACCTAGTTTACTTACACCACAAGACACAGACTTTGGAAAAAGTTTGATTTTATTCAATGAAGGTGCTAAGATAAACGCCAAAGGTTTGGACTGGATAAAGTTTCAGTTAGCTACTACGTATGGGTTAGACAAAGCTACAATGGAAGAGAGGTTAGAGTGGGTATCTATACCAGCTAACCAAGATCTTGTATTTAGAATTGTCAAAGACCCTATCAAATACATAGCTGACTGGGAAAATGCAGACGAACCTTGGTTATTTCTAGCTGCTGCAAATGAGTATGTCAGTCTCATTATGGGACACACTGACACAACACATCTGCCTGTGGCTGTAGACGCTACATGTAGTGGTTTACAAATCTTGGCAGGACTCGCCAAGGACGCCTCCACAGCTCGCATGGTAAATGTCATTGGAAGTGATAAACCCCAAGACGCTTATGCAACCATAGCTTCAAGAAGCATAGAGGCTATCCCTGACAGGCTAAAGCCTTACTGGGACAGGAAAGTAACCAAACGCTGCGTGATGACTATACCCTACAATGCTAAACCATTTAGTAATAGGTCGTATATCAGGGACGCATTTAAAGAAAAAGGTGTAGACGTAGACAAAGAAGAGTTGACACAATGCGTAAAAGCTGTACGATCTGCCATGAACGAGGTAGTTCCGGGAGCTATGAGCGTAATGAAATGGATTGAACAAGAGATAGCACGAGCTATCAGAGCTGGAGCTGGCGAAATCAGATGGACAACACCATCAGGTTTTAATGTTAAGCAAAAGTTAATGAAGTATAAGTCAACTGTCATACGCACACAACTGATGGGTAGATGTGAGATACACATAGCCGGAGCTGAAACAGGTGTTGACCTGAATCATCACAAGAATGCTACTGCACCTAATCTAATACATTCATTAGATGCAAGCTTACTTCATCTAGCTACAACATCAACCAACTTTCCCATTGCATTGATACATGACAGTGTATTATGCAGAGCTACAGATATGTGTACGCTATCAAGCCTTGTACGCAAAACTTACATGCACCTGTTCGCAGAGCATGAACCACTAACCGACTTCGCCCTAGCAATAGGAGCTGAAGAACAACCACCGATTATTGGCGATCTGAAACCAGAAGCCGTAATTGATTCACAATATTTTTTCTGTTAATGAGAAACATACACGTTACACCCGAGCCTGTAACCTTAGAAGGGTTCCAAGCTGTGTTAAAGCCAAGTAAGTTTGGCTATTCATTAAAAGCCGTAGTTGGAGAGGATCTAATCTCCAAACTAGAGACTGAAAGAGACGACTGTCTTAAGTGGGCAGAGTCTAAGTTAAAGAACCCAAAGAGATCTACACTAAAGCCTACCCCATGGGAAGAAGTTAGTGATGGTAAGTATCTTATCAAGTTCTCTTGGAGTGATGACAAAAGACCTCCAGTTGTAGATACTGAAGGCACACCAATCAAAGACCTTGATACACCAGTATATTCAGGCAGTAAAGTTAAACTTGGATTTACTCAGAAGCCATACATACTAAGAGATGGCGTGACCTATGGCACATCACTAAAGTTATCTGGAGTACAGATAGTTAGTATTCAGTCAGAGGTAGGTGTTGACACTGGAGACCTTGACGAGCAGGGAGCTGCTGATTTGTTTGGTAGTACATCAGGATTCAAAACATCTGAACCAAATGTAACACCTGACACTACACCTTCGTCAGTAGAAGATGACTTCTAATGGCATTCAGATCAGGTCTAGAAGAAAAGGTAGCTGACCTATTAGTAACGTTGGGCGTCGACTATGAGTATGAGGAGACGTCCTACCCTTACACAATACAACATCAATATACTCCTGACTTTGTGCTACCAAAAAACGGAGTAATCCTAGAGGTCAAAGGGTATTGGGACCCACCATCTAGGCGTAAGATTAGACAAGTAATCAAGGACAACCCAAAGATAGACCTTCGTATGGTATTTCAAGATCCTTACAAACGTATATCCAAGAAGTCCAAGACTACATACGCAAAGTGGTGTGAGCGATACGGAATACTTTGGTGCGCTGCACACTGCATACCAGTTGACTGGTTAAAATGACAGCAGAATTTTTAAGACACGAGCCATGTGAAGTATGTGGCTCCTCTGATGCCAAAGCTATATATGATGACGGCAATACGTTTTGTTTTAGCTGTCATAATTTAACAAGAGCAGACAATCACAATCACATGCCCACCAATGTTCAATTCACAGGATCAGCCCAAAGGCTGCAAAAACGAAAAATCAGTGAAGAAACCTGCCAACACTACAAAGTCTACAGGGACGGAGAACTTCTACGCTTCCCTTATTACAGCAGCGACAAAACACTTCAAGGATTCAAAACAAAGACAAAACTAAAAGATTTTAAGTATGAAGGAAACACTACTGACACTCTTTTTGGTCAGTCTCTTATCCCTTCTACTGGTAAACGGATTATGGTTTACGAGGGCGAGCTTGATGCACTTTCTGGGTGGGAAGCCTACCCTAACTGGGCTCATGTCTCACTTCCTCACGGAGCTGCGTCAGCTAAGAAAGACATACAAAAACAACTACAGCTTTTTCAAGGTTACGAAGAAATTGTCTTATTCTTCGATAAGGACGAAGCCGGTAAAATGGCTACAGAAGCAGTTGCAGCTCTCCTACCGTCTGGCAAAGTTAAGATTGCTCATCTGCCAGATCCGTACAAAGATGCTTCTGACGCATTACAGAATAATGATGCTGAAGCAATACGTAAAGCTATATGGAACGCTTCGCCGTATCAACCCGATGGGATAGTAGATGGTCAATCTCTACTAGAATTAGTTACAAACCCTAGTCCACCATGCGACTTTGAGTATCCCTTTGCTGGATTGCAAAGACTAACACATGGATGCAGATACGGAGAACTAACAGTGATAAGTGCAGGCACAGGTCAAGGTAAATCAACCCTGACTCGCCAGTTAGCTACTCACTTTTTAGACCAAGACGAACCTGTAGGCTACATTGCTTTGGAAGAGTCAAACAGAAGAACAGCATTAGGACTTATGTCTGTAGCTGTAGGTCAAGCTTTACATCTTGGAGAACATACCAAGGACACATTAGTAACAGCTTATGATGCGACTCTCAAAAACTGGCGTCTCTTCCTTTATGACCACTTCGGCAGTGCTGACCCTGATATTATTTATAGTCGTATTGAATATATGGCACTCGCACTCGAAGCAAAGATAATCTTTCTTGACCACTTATCCATACTTATATCTGGATTAGATGGTGATGAAAGGAAGATGATAGATAACACCATGACTAAACTGCGTAGCTTAGTTGAAAGAACTGGAATCAAACTATTCTTAGTATCACATTTACGCAGAACACAGACAGATAAAAACCACGAAGAAGGAGCACGCGTAACTCTAGGACAACTTAGAGGATCTGCTGCCATAAGCCAGCTTGCGGATGAAGTTTGGGGACTCGAAAGAAACCAACAAACGGAAGCTGTAGACCAAACGATCTTACGGGTTCTAAAGAATCGCTACTCCGGAGAGGTAGGTGTTGCATGTCAACTTAAATACAATAAAGACACATGTAAATACGATGAAACTACGGAGCCAATTTTCAATCCCAGTACAGATTTCTGATCTGGAACTGGTAAAGCCAAAACCACCCACAAAACAAGCAAAGAAAAAAGCAAAATTTGTGGATAAGACTTATACCGGTAAAAAATAGTGCTGGTATTTGATATAGAAACAAACGGATTATTATATGACGTTTCTAAAATACATTGCATTTCCACTTTCGATACCAAAGAGGAAAAGACATACGTATATAACGATCAAGATGACGAAACACCCAGTATCAGGGATGGTATCAATCAAATTATGGAAGCTGATACTCTTGCTGGTCACAACCTTATTGGCTATGACCTTGCTGTCCTTCGGAAGCTTAGCGACGGCTTTCATACTGACGCTACAGTTATTGATACTCTTGTGTTATCTCGCTTATATCACCCAAATTTAATGGAGATAGACAAGAAAAGACAGTGGAGACACATGCCACTACAGTTGTACGGTAGACATTCACTCGAAGCCTATGGCTACAGATTAGGAGAATACAAAGGAGACTTTGGAAAAAACTCTGACTGGCAAGAGTGGAGTCAAGAGATGCAAGACTACATGGTACAAGACGTAAAAGTAACTACAAAATTATGCGAACATTTCCGCCCTTATCTGACGCGTGTCGGTTAGAGCACCGAGTCGCAGAGATACTTACAGAACAAGAAATCCATGGATGGACATTTGACGAACAAAAAGCTCAGCAACTTGAGTCATCTCTCCGGCGAGAGATGGAAGAAACTATTACAATACTTCGAGGACAATTCCCTTACGTTGCAGGATCGCTGTTCACTCCTAAACGAGATAACGCAACACAAGGATACAGAGAAGGATGTGAAATACAACGAATAAAGGAGTTTAACCCAACATCACGAGACCATATAGCATGGATTCTGAAGACTCATTTCAAAGTCAAATTGAGCAAGACCACCACGACTGGGAAACCAATTATAGACGAGATTACATTGATGGAGATAGATATTCCCTTCTCCAAAGCATGTGCGAAATGTTTGACGATAAAGAAGAAGCTTGGAATGATATCCGAAGGCGTGAACGCATGGAACAAGCTTGTTACGATTAAAGGCAGAATACACCACAACTGTTCGGTATCTACTAACACATTTAGATGTGCTCATAGAAAACCGAATTTGGCACAGGTGCCTGCTGATAGGGAATTTAGAGAACTATTTACTGCCAGTCCAAGACACACAATGGTGGGAGCAGATTTAAGCGGAATCGAATTACGAATGCTTGCTCACTATCTTGGCAGATACGACGGAGGTCGATACGCCGATATTTTACTTAATGATGATATCCACCAAGTAAATGCAGATAAAATAGGAATCACCAGACGCCAAGTCAAGACTGTCACATATGCCTTCTTGTATGGTGCTGGAAATGAAAAATTAGGTATGAGTTATGATAACACTCTACAACCCAAGGAAGCCCGTAAAAAGGGACAAGAGATTAGAGAGGCTTACGTATCTGCAATCGAAGGATTGTCCGACTTACTTGGAGCGGTTGCAAATAAGGCTACTGCTGGTTACCTCTTGGCATGTGACGGACGAAGGGTGCTGGTCGATTCACCGCACAAAGCACTAAACTATCTCCTTCAATGCTCGGCAGGAATTGTCGCAAAGCGTTGGATGGTAATAGCAAATGACCGATTACAGCCTTTTCACACACATCAACTGGCATTCGTACATGATGAACTACAATATGAATGTAGACCGTACCATGCAGTTGGCGTTAGAAGAGAACTAGAAACATCAGCTATATTAGCTGGAGAATACTACCAATTACGTTGTCCCATAGCTGCCGAAGCAAAAGAAGGACTCACATGGGCTGACGTACATTAGATATGAAATTATTAATTGATTGCGACTATATAGTCTACAAATGCTGTGCAGCAGCAGAAACCGAGATGGATTTTGGTGATGACGTCATTGTTGTTACTTCTAATTTCTCAGATGCAATGAAATGTGTCGAAAGAGATTTACAGAAAATCCAGAATGAATTAGGTTCCTTCGATGATGAATTAATCTTGTTTTTTACAAGCCCTCAAAATTTTAGGAAAAAAATTCTGCCCGAATATAAAGGGCATCGACAGAGAAAAAAGCCCTGTGGATTTAAACGTGTCATACAGGAATTAAAGAAAAAATATAGAGTTATCCTTAAGGATACACTCGAAGCTGATGATTCTATAGGAATCTACGCTACCAAGTATCCCGGAAACATAATTGTCTCTCCTGACAAAGACATGAGACAGATTCCCGGTAAACTATATGACTTCAAAGAAACAGTGGACATTACACCTGAAGAAGGTGCTAAGTGGCATCTGATACAGACCATGGCAGGCGATAACACTGACGGTTATGCAGGCGTGCCCGGGATAGGTGTTAAGAAAGCTGAGAAGATCTTTGAAGAGAAAGGATACACATGGAAAGCAGTCGTTGAAACTTTTGTTGAGAAAGAGATGACTGAACAAGATGCGTTAATAAATGCACGACTTGCCCGAATCTTAACAACAAACGACTACGACCATGGAAAAAAAGAACCAATACTCTGGCAACCCGATCAAGACTACGAAATTAACTCTCCATCAGGACCTACAGATGAGGGAGATAGAGTTAGCACTGTATGAGATTGACAAGAAGACGATGATAGAATTATATTTAAAACTACAAGAACAATTGTTCAAATTTAATAATTTATTAGTACCTTTACTCAAAGCAGC